CTAATATTCCGGTCGGATTAAATGGGGCCGTGCTCAGGGTCCACAGGGAGAGCGTTTGAAGGGAGTGTGGCAGTGTTTGACCCTGAGCACCGGGAGAGGGCAGGGTGGGCCGCTTGCGTGTGGTCTGTGGCAGATTCATGACGGTCACGCAGGTACACCGTTGAGAGTGGACGTGCATTGTGATCGGTGCGGTACGCGTCACCAACATCGGCCGAACCCGGTTGACCATCGAGGGAAAGTCTCACGGATCCGATACACTCGATTTCCTGATGATGTGGACCTCGACATGCTCTTGAAATATGCCCGAATCAAGAACAGAACCGCCCATCCACTTCATCAGTTCCCGGCCGAGTTCACGCAAGCCAGCGAGTTATGATAATCTCTCCTCGTGGTCGAGGAGGACTGAATTAATGATGAGAGCCAGGAGCAACGATCCTGGAAGAAGAGCTAAGAATCGCCATCTCCGCAGTCCATCGTTCAGAAATTTGAGACTTGCATTCAAACGACAATCCGAAAATCCATAATGGTGACGAATCACCCCTGATAATCGTGCGAGTTTGCCGAAGGATTGCCTCACAGAGCACCCACAAGTTGCAACAGGCCCGGAGCCTGAAGGCCGACTACAAGATAGATGAGCCGCTCGACTTTCAGCAGCCGCATCGAGAGGTTCTCGACTTCAGTATCAGTCATGCAGGTGACCTCAGGATGCGAGCGTATCTTGAGCACGTTCCCTGAGCAATGCCATCAGTGCATCATCGAGCGAGGTGGTCACAAGTTCCAACGTGATGATGTACGCAACCGGCTGGTTGAATGTGAAAAACTCCCCGTTGGTATGATGGATCTGCCAGCCGTTAATCCACAAGTCACTCACAACCAAATGGGTCGGGTCAAGGACGGTCTGTGCAATCGTAGTGGTGGAGACATTATCCCATGCGCACCAACCAATCTGTCGGTTGTCTCGCACCGTACAGCCTTGCACTTGGTCGGGCTGGTTTCGTATCGGAAACGCCCCGGACTTCTTGGTTGCCAGCATCACCATATGTGCATTGGACGAATGCAATTTGTTCGTTAGGTACGCCGGCCCGGTCGGGAATATCTTGAAATCCACAACCCGAAAGTTATGGGTGAAATCCATGTTGTCGAGATAGATTTGATGGGGTGGAAGTACGAAGTGTGGGGTGAAGGAATTGCGCCACGGGATTTCCCCCCGGATTGTGTGGATGTTGTGCTTCATTTCCGCTTCGCCTCCTTGTGTGCAGCCTTCATCAGACGGCTCTGATTCCATCCCTTTCGCCACTTGCCTGACTTGAGAGTATGTCGGTCCTTCAGACGCTTCAGAATCCGCCCTAGGCGCTTGTGGTACGCGCTCACCTTGCGTGGTCGCTTCCTAGCCCCTGCGGAACCGGCCCCAAACGGGGATCGAGTGGGTTCATTCCCTCTCCTCTCAGGTGCTCCGGAAGTATCGCCCCACGCCATCCCTTGAGCGAATCCGGCAGCATATCCCCGTTCCCATTCAGTGGGCATCGGAGACACCTCACTGTTGGCTCAGACTGAGGGCCATTGCGCTCTTGGGGGTCATCTTCTCGGTAGTGCATTCCAGGGTCAGCGTGATGTACTCATCCTCTTCCCAGGTGTCAGTTGCCGCTCCGCCCAAATACAGTTGCTCAACAGCAATCAGGTACCCGTTGCGGAACGTGCTCGGATTCATGTCGAAGTCCTGATTCACGCTTGATGGGAGTTTCTGAGTGTTCTGATCGTTGAAGGCAATCATGCGCCCACTGGCGATGACGGCCTTATCGCTGGCGAGGACGATATCATTCTGAGTCTGAGTCAGTAGTTGATATTGTGAAGTCGCTTGTTCATTGCCAGCGATCTGATTTGACCGGCCCGTTGAGTCCGACCATACCGTCTGCACCGAAAGGATACGCAGCAACGTCCCATCACTGGCTGACACGAACGCCCCAATGTCCCAGTCTGTCTCGTGGTAGGCGTTCGTGTTGCCTACGTTCATCGTCTTGCGAATGAAGAATGAATCCTTCGCCATGTCCGGCTGTACGCGTACTCCGCCCTTCAAGGTGCGTACTCCATTGCTGCCAGCGGCAGCAAGGGCGCTTGCGTCCTTGGCTCGCCGCCTATCTTCTTGGGCCTCACTTATAGGGCAGACACTTGTCCGGTGGACTGCGAGGGTGCCAGTGCGCACTCTAGCGAGATGGAGTGATTTCTCTCCGAGATCGGGTTGATTCGGCAACACTGGTTTGGGGTTCAAAATCAAATGAGGGTTCCGCTAATATTCCGGTCGGATTAAATGGGGCCGTGCTCAGGGTCCACAGGGAGAGCGTTTGAAGGGAGTGTGGCAGTGTTTGACCCTGAGCACCGGGAGAGGGCAGGGTGGGCCGCTTGCGTGTGGTCTGTGGCAGATTCATGACGG